AAAACACCATCAGTTATTTGAAATGGTTCATATCCAGATCCTGGATCATTCATTATAATATTAAATTCTTCAATTAAAACATTACTTGGGAAGTATCTTAGAAGATCTAAGTGTGATAATTCATCTAAACTATAAGGGGCTCCTGCAACAAAAGATGGCATTGTATCATCTTCGCTGGAGACATCATTATGAAGATCTTTCAAACTCATTCCAATCGAATTACCAGAACTGTTGTAATCGGTAACAGGATACTCGTAAGGTACTATTATCATACCAAATCCATAAAGATTTTGAGAATACTCTGTTATTGCTCCTAATGATTTTATTTCTCCTTCACCAGGTACACGTTTATATAAATTACTCATTGCTACCCTCCAGTCTCTTTTTTAACTCATCTATCTGCTGTTGTTGATCTTTAATACCTTCAATTAATAATGGTATTATTTTTTCATAACGAACTGATATAATTCCATCTTGTTCTCGAGTTGCATTAGGTAGAACCTTTTGTACTTCTTGTGCAATAACACCAATATCTGCTTTACCTCTTTTTGATATACCTGCTTTGTCGTTCCAAGTAAATGTATTACCAGATAATTTTTTAATCTTATTTATTGGATGTTCAATAGGTGAAATTTTGTCCTTTAATGTTTTATCTGATGTAGAAAATGCAACAACATCACCGGTACATCGTATCTCATTGTAAATATCTATACCTACATCTAAATCACCTTTAATTTTCATATGATTACCACTATAACTACCAAAAGGGTTTGTGGTACCGCCAATAAATTTCATGCGGTTGGAGCTATCAATAATAAAATTATACACTCCACCTAGTGCAAGGTCATATAGATTACGTTCTTGGATTTCAGCAACAGCTTCTCCTGATAATCTGAAATCTGAATAAGCATCAAAATCAAAACCGTGATAAATAGCAAGGACACCACTATCTGAGTGCCCGAAGTAATCTGCACTACCAGCTTTAGTGTATAGTTGAACATACGAATATTTGTCACACTCTATCGTGATTTGTGCTGCAGCTTCTCCACTACCTAAATCCATGGTATGTATTTTACGTATTGCACCGCATGCGCGTACAACACCATTAACATCAGCTGCTAGAGTTCCTATCGCTACACCTTCACTATCACATCGAGCAGTTAAATTTAATTTAATATGTGCTGCTTCTACACCACCTTGTGAGCCATCTAAATAAATATCTGTATATTGGGTTTCATCTTCTACACCATGCTCGAGGTATAATATAGAGTTATGCGCTGGATTAGTATTATATACTATCTGCTGTGCTTCGGGAGTAGTACCGAAGTTAGATCCAATAACTACAACTCTCTGACGTAATGCTCTAGCTATCGCAAAGCCATCAAATGTAGCGGATGAAGCTGATAAACTACCTGAAAATGTTGCATTACCACTGGTATCTAGTGATATGGAGGAGTTGTTGCTTGTACCTATAGTCAAATTTCCACTACCATCAACGCGTAAAGCAGATTTATCCGTTGCATCAATACCAACTCTTACAGTACTTCCGAAATTAGCTACATTTGCAGAATCTTCAACTATAGTTAACCCACCTGAATTAACAACTGCATATGTATTAGTATCATCACCATAAGCAATCACACCACCTGCATTAAGTTTTAGTTTAAGATTCTGTGCAGCAGATCCATCATAAAACTCTGTGGATGTACCAAATTTAGCTAAACCGAAATTAGGTGTTTGTCCTGATGAAGATATATCCATACCCGTACTTGTTAATACAAGTTGAGATTCCATAGCATCTATCGCTGCTTGAGCTGTGTTTGCTGATGCTGTTGCAGTATTGGCAGTTGATTGAGCAGCTGCAATTCCAGGCAACTGATCGCTACTACTAACCACACCGTCAGGTAGGGAAGATACAAAATCTAATTGTGTACTACTACTAACTGTACCTTCAGGTAGTCCCGCAGTTAAATCAGAGCCTGCTTCAATAGTTACTTGCCCAGATATAGTTAGAGTGGTACCATCCCAAACAAGCTTATCTTTCAAACTCATTTTACCGGTATTATCAACATAAAATGCAGTGTTACTATTATTATGTGTTCCAGTACCAATATACAGCTTATCGTTTTTCATTTGGATACCACCGATAGAGCCTGTATTAGCAACTATTCCACCTTCAAGGAAAACATTCTTTGAATATAATCCAAATTGCCCAGAAGGATCAGTGCCATGTAGTCTATCAGAAGACAGTCCAGATAAATCACCAAGTCGAGCTTTTAGATCTATATCATAAATACTAGAGCCGGTTCTTTCTACTATGTCAATAAATGGTGTTGTTACATCGTTTGGATTAGCGTTTAATCTGATATATCCAGTGCCGATTTTACCTGTCGATACAACAACTTGTGACCCTGAATAAGATTGTGGGAATGATGCAATATCACCTAACGAACCTGACGTTGTAGAATTAATATTATCTGAACCACTGTATCCACGTTGCACGAATAATTTACCAGATAAATCAATTGCACTACTCAGATTATTACGAGACGATGATTCAACTAATATATATTCTGTTGTGAAACCTGTATCAGATACTTTTTTCATTGTTAATATCTCATTAACAGCAAACCCTGACACGTTAACGACAGACATTGTTGTGTCAGTAACTCTATGGATTCCATCATCTGCAGCAGAACCACCTAATTGTCCTGAACCTGTAAGTACTGTTGAATTTGCAATATATAATTGACCACCAACAGCATTTACAGTTTCTTTCTCAAAAGTAGTTGTTGATAACGTACCACGTATCTTAGCGTTTTCTACCTCTAAAAATCCACCATCTTCAGCAGTTAAACGAAATCCTGAACCTGGCACATCACTTGCAAATCCGCTTGATTCAATTGTACCATCTTTACGGATGATCATTTTACCACCAGTAAGTTCATTAACACCTAAAGACCATCCTGAGATTTCGTATTTATCATTACCCGAATCTTTACCTAAGAACATACGAGATGTACCTTGAGCAAGAGCATCAAAGTCTGCAGTGCGAAATCCGTAATTATTATTATCGGTGTAGAACATACTCACAACCGGTAAGCCGCCGTCGAGCTCACCAACCTTTATACTAGGTCCGTCACCACCTGCGAGCTGTATTCCTTGACTACTATCTACGGTGCTTTGAGCACGGAGTTTAGTGCCGCTAATATCCCAACCAGCAATTTTACCAGCTGAAGCTGTGATAACACCGGTATGATTTACATTAAATTTACTAGAACTTAATGCATACGTTTGCGTTGAATCACCTATTTCAAACCCTGTAGTTGTAAGTGTATGGTCCCCAATATCATAACCACCTATTTTACCAGCTGAAGCGGTTATCGTACCTTCAAAGACAGCACCACTAGCAAATAATTGTCCACTTTCACTTACAGCAAAGTTAGGTCCAAATTTTACATAATATTTACCTGCGGTAGCTGTTGCACCTTCACTAGGTGTAAAATCGATATAATATTCATCTCTAACTTGATCGAAAGCAGCTGCAGTATCTGAACCTGGGCCTTTAGTTGTATGGTATAGTGCAGCACCGTCAGCATCTAAAGTAGCATTAGATCCACTTAACTTACCATCTACTATTTGCCATTTACCCAATTTACCGGAATTAGCAGTAATAACACCATCAGTTGTTACATGAAAATTTGAAGAGCTAATCTCTATATTACCATCTGATCCAGAGATAAATTGAGACCCTTCTGTACCAACGAAGAATTTTTTAGTTCGTATATCTAACTCACCGACCTGTGTTGATGTCGAAGTTGCAAATCGCATATACGATTCACTGTGCTGAATTAATTCTAACCCAACACCTGAATAACTGGTGAAAGCAGCGCTACTATTTAAAACAAATGATCCTGACCATAACATTAATCCGCTACCGCTATGAGATCCGGTAGCATAATTAAATCCTTTATAGTCTGATGTTCTTAAATTAGCCATATTTATATAGTCCCTTCAAATCCTTCTAAGATAAATCCATCTCCAATATTTACCGTTCCAGGTAACTGATTATTTGTTCCGTCAATATACAAGTTACTACCAGAGAAGTCAACGCTGTTAACTGTTAGCGCTAAATTTGACTCTTCCATGTTACGATTATAAAATTCAAACTTAAAATCTAATACATCGTCTTGTTGAGCTGTTGGTATTGGAAATTCTAAAAAAGTGTGATTAGGTGTAAACCCTGTTTGACGTTCACCACGGACCTCAACATTGCCAATAAACCACCTTCCTGCATACGTATTAAATCTAATATTAATATTACCATCTTCCGTAGGTGTATAAATATATTGAACTAATTGTTTTGTAACTATACCTGGTACAACTTGCTGCTCATTTGGTGTAAATCTACTAGGTAATGTAAGTTTAAATCTATTTTGAAATTTCGAGCTAGGTATATGAGCATTAGCAAGAGCATTTTCCTGAACAAATCTTAAAGCTCCACCAGGACCTTTAGCTGCTACCCACTCATTTTTAATTTTTTTAGTATACTGATTAGCAATAGTATTACTACCTAATAGATCTAGTTGCTCTCTATTAGCACTATCTAATTCAGATCTTAAGACTGCAGCTCTAATATTACCTAAACCTGTACCGCTTGGATTTGCAGCTATGTATCCGAAGTGGCCACGTGCTACTTCATCACTCTTTTCAACATTAGAGCCTGATATCCACATCTCTAAAGTACTCGGCACTGTTTGACCAACTTCCTTTTCAGCTGCTGCTTCAAAAGTTATACTATATGTATTACCTGCATATACATCAATAGTTTTATTACTCTTAAACATTATACCTTGTGTAGTCCAAGGACTATTATATATAGGAATTAGATCACCAGGCCTATTTCCACTACCCGTAATCATAACACCACCCATTATAGGGGAATTAGATTGAGTTGCAGCTACTGAACCCCATGTAGCAGTTGTTGACCATAAATTATCAACAATGTCTTGATTTGTAAAATAACCGGCTCCTCTGTAAGGAGTTGATGCATTAACATCATTCATAAGATTATTATCTTCAACTTCTTCTTCACCTATCATGGTATATGGACCAAATCCTTGACTTCTCATATACGTCTTAATTTTATATACATCACCAGCTATAGGGTCTAAATTTTTTATCGTCATTCTACCGAATGATTGGATATTACTTTTACCGGTTGTGTCCGTTCCAATCTGGTGATAGCTTGTCGTAAAATTAGCATGGTTAGGAAAATCTAAAAGGAAGTTCGGTGCTTGCGCTTCTGTTAAAATACCACCATTAGGGAATTTTATCTGAACAGGTACAATTAGAGCATCGACAAGTAATGTATTACTATCCTTAACTTCTAGAACTACAGGTGTCCAATCTGGGTATGTACCTTCAGCGTCTAAGTATAGAGGTTTGACATGGCCATATCTACCAGAGTCTAACATACCCTTCTTAGCCCAAGCTAGGGGATCAAGGTAAGTTATATCAACATCATTACCATACTGTTTTCTAATATGTGAATCAAAGTGTGCTGTAGTTAACCCGCTTACCCTTAATAATACTTCACGCATATCAGGGTTAAACCCGCCACCTGATTCTGCAGGAATGTGGTTTGCAAATTTTATAACTGCCGTAGCGGAGCTGTGATATCCTGAATATTTAATTTCAGGTTCAGGGGTATAAGATGTTATTGTACCCTGTGTTAGAGATTGAAAAGCTTTATTGCCAATTTTGAAATCGTAATACATATATTCACGATTAATCTCTTCTATCTTAATTGAAGGGGCTGTTTCAAAAATTACTCGTGATGAATTTGGTTTATTAGGACTTAAAGTTACAAATCTACTCCACCTAACATTATGACGACCTTCCCAGTTTTTAGGTACAGGTCTACCGTTTGGCCTCTTTTTAGCAACACCAAGAATAGACACTCTACAAACCCCAGGTAAAGCAGTATCATAAACAAAAATAGAGATAACACGATGACCTGAAATATCTCTATATTTATTAACTTCGTGATAAACAGGTTTACCTGATTCATCAAGTACTTCAATAAGTATTTCTGATCCTTTAAGAAGTAGATCATCATTACCATAAATTTTAAAGAAATTTTTTCCAGAAGTTAATTCAGAAGGAAATTCATCGATTCTAAAATAGTCTGAATAATCAGTGCTATCAACAATTAATATAGGTTGCTTATGCAGCCCAAGATACGGATTTTGCTTTTGAATCATAATTACCTCTGTTATCTACTAGAATCTACTTCAAGTATCTTATATAAATATATGATTACTAATAAATAACGTTACTTAGACTGTGTTGTTTAGATATCTCAATAGCATCATCAACCATATCTCTCATTACATCAATATGCGATATTATAAGAATAAAATCAAACTCCGTCTTTAAGTAATCAAATAACATTGACATCGAACTAATATTGCTAGAGTCTAAATTACCAAATCCTTCATCAATAGCTAAGAAAGTAGGTCTAGGTAAATTAGAAATATTAATTAAAGCAACACGAATAGCTAATGATGATATGAATTTCTCCATACCTGAAGTCATTTCTAATGACCAAGTACTCTGACCATACTTAATATAGGTTAAGATATTTTTACCGTCAACATCAAATTCAAGTTCAAAATCTACTACTTGTGATAAAATATTATTAACTTCTTCTTGTATGTATGGCAAGGTATCAGAAATAATCTCATAAGGAATACCATCACGCTTGATAGCATCAAGGTAGTACTCATACGCTTTTAATTTGATCTCTAAACTATGAGCTTTTTTAATATGATTATTAATATTCTTTATATCAGTTTTATAAACCTTAATATCACTATAGCACAATTGTCGTTTATCATCAACTAGTGATAGTTCTGTTTTTAGAGTATCTTGCTCATTCTCTCGAACTCTAATCTCACTATTAATCTCTTTATTCTGTTCTATAGCTTGTAAGTTTTTATGATAGCGTTCAATAAGCTTATCTAATTCCTTATTACGTGTAATAATTTTATCGCGAACTTCTTTAGCTTGATAGTAAGCAATCCTACCAGCATCTCGCTCTCTCTGTATTTGAGAAATTATACTACGTTGATCAGTTAGATCGTTAATGTCACTTTCGATACCATTAAAACTATCTAATTGTGTTTTATAAGATTTAATAGATTCTACTAATTCTCTAGCTACCACTTTATCATTTTCTAAGCTTGTTTTAGTTTTATGAGCTGTTTTTACAAAATCATTATTTTTACAGAAAGTACAGTTAGGATCAAATTGACCTATTGCATCAAGTTTTTCTTGCTTATGAAGAACATCTTTCTTCAACATTTCTTTGGTTTGATTTAAGGATTGTAGTTCTGATATGCATGCTTTATAATCTACATACTTACCTTCAACATTACTTTGCTCGTAACGTGAAACTTTTTCTTCTGCAGCCGCTACCAGCTCTTTATTATGAATTGCAATTTTTTCATCAGACTTTAATCGCTCATCTATATCTTTAATTCTAGATTCGTTAGATTGTTTCTCTCGCTCTAACTCTTCCAAGTTATCAAGCGGTAGCTTTTTATGTAAAGACTTTGTTAGACTAAGTATTTCTTTACTCTTCTCTTTAATGTTAGATTCGACATCCTTTTTTTCAGCTTGATATTGCTCATAACGTATTTCACACTTCTCAAGCTTATCTTCTTTATCAATTAACTCTTGAGAATAATCAGTATTACCAAAATCCTTAAGTAAAGCTTGCACATCCCGAATCTCTTCATTTGCTAATGCGTATAACTGTTCAAATACTGTTATATCTAGAAATTGAGAGAGTAAATCCTTTTTCTCAAACTGTGACTTATCTATAAATCCAGTGTTATTATTTTGAACTGATAGTGCAGTAAGAATAAAGTCATCATACTCACCTAAATATCCTTGAATGTTCTTATCTGTATCTCTTCTTTGTTCACCATTCAGAGAAACCTTTTCACCTTCTTCATCGATATACCAAAAATCTACATCTACACGTACTTTACCTTTTTGCCATCCTTTCAATATTCTCTTCGCTCGTCTCTCTATAAAGTATGTAACACCATCAATCTCTAACTCTAATTTACAATGAAAAGTATTTTTAGTGTTATTCATTATATCAACAGCTGATTTACCTCTACTACATCTATCAAAAATACAAAATGCTAATGAATCTAGTATAGCTGATTTACCTGCATGATTAGGTGCAAATAAACCTATAACATCTTTAGCTTTAGAAAAGTTAATTGTATTTCCATCACCGTAACTAAACATATTAGAGAATTCAAAGTTTTTCATCCTCCATGTTACATTTCTAGTTATATCTTCATTTAACAAGGAATCATTCAACGTCTTATTAATACTTTTTATTTGTCGCATTAAGTTATCATCAACATCGTGATTCTTCTCTATATAATCTTTTAATAATTTATTTTGATAATTAACATCTCTAACATCACGAGTTAAAGATCTAGATGTACTAGCAATACCTTTTATCTTATCCTGCTTTATAGTAATAATATCATTAGCTCTACATTTCTTCTTTACCTCTTTAATTATACTCTTTAGCTCAGCTTCTGTTGTGTTAGTAGTTCTAATGCGTAAGCGAGGCTGCTTAGGTATATCATCTATATTAGGTAAAACACCGTCTTTAACATCTATAGTATAGAAGCCATATTTGTTTGGTATATCTACGTATTTTGGCTTTCTAGATGGTATATCCCATACAGCGTAACCATGGTGTTTGAATGCTTCACCGAAATTTTGCTGAATAAGAGATCCAGGGTAGCATATTGTCTTAGCTTTATCAACATATTGTCGTTTATGAATATCACCTAATAGTGATAAATCATAGCCATCAAATAAGTTTGATGTATATTCTTCACCTGTTACTTCATACCCTATATCAGTTTTAGAAGATTGGACAGGTCCATGGAAAAGTGCAATCTTTGTATCAGCTTCAAAAGATTCGGCTTTAATAAAGTCAGATGCTGGATCAAAGATACTAAATACAGTAAAGTGTGTATCAGCAATTTTATAGACGCCTGAATCTTTCAGATAGTGTAGCTTTGGATGATTTAAGTTTTTTATAATAGGTGATAGAGCATCTAACCTACTAGTATTATTTAGGTTAGTATCATGATTACCAGTAATAACAATAGTATGTCGCCTGTCAGCTAAGTTCTTTAAAAACTCAGAAGTCAGAGAAATCAATTCAGGTGATATATCAGTTTTGTTGTGGACTACATCACCAGCTACATATACAATAGAGTTTTCAGGTAGATCATCTACCCCTTTATATAACTCTTTAAATATTTGTTTATACTCAGTATGTCTTTGATAGTTACGAATGTGTATATCTGCGACATGTAATACTTTATTTAGCTTATCAAACCCGACATTAATATTTTTTATTTTCAAATTATCATTCCCATCTGCTTCATCATTAAACTACTCCCGGTTAAAGGACTAGTTGTATTGTACATTTTAGTAAACTCTGAATAGCCTAGTTCACTAGGGTCACTACTACCTAATTCTATTAAATGTACTTCTACTCCATTATTTACTAGATACTCACATATATCTAACGCTTTCGATCTAGCATCTGTATCTAATGCAATGTAAACTGTTCTAACGTTATTATTAATAATAGCTGTTTTTAATTTATTTAATATTATTTTACCAAAGAGAGGGATAGCGTTACGTTTAGCAGCTATAGCATCAAATGCACCTTCTACAATAGTTATTGGTTCATTCCAATTAATAAGTAATTCAAATCCAATTATATCTTTACTTACTTTAGGATTTTTATGTTTAAACGATGCATCTTTATAATAAGATCTACCAGTGAAAAAATTTAACATACCGTTATCATCATAACTAGGAATAATAATCATACCACTATATTCACCAGTCTCACAATAACCAATATTATATCTAACTATATCTTCTCGTGTTATACCTCGACTCTTTAAGTAATGTAGAGCATTTCTAAATTCTGGATTATTTTTATTACCATTAAGTATTAGTTGAAACTCTGGTGGTAGCATAACTTTTTGTTCTATACTACTTTGCTTAACAGGTACGTAATTGCCTACTTCAGTATTTAAATCGTTAATTTGTGTTTGAGATGCATTAGCTCGTTTAAATAGCGTAAAGAGTTTTCGCCCTTTAGCATTACAAACCCAGCAATGCCAGAATTGTGTAGATAGATCGACTTCAAGTTTATGTTTGTAGTGATTGCAACAAGGACACTTGAATGATACATTATTACCAGATGTTTTTTTAGACCGGCCAAGCACAGTCTCTAGTATACTTAATAAACCCATGCCTTAATATAAGATAAATTTTAATACTACACAACTATTTTATTTATTTTTTTCGCTACACTCTCGTCAAATCTAACTTTAGCAAAGCGTCTTGGACCAATACAATCATTATAGAAATCATCACTAGCTGATACATGAAATCTATGATGAATATTTTCTTCTAAGTAGTTAACTTGTCCTTTAGTTTCACCCATTATAAGTATTCTGAATTCGAAATTCTTTTTACCTAACTTTTTAATATCTTGTTGGAGTGATTTAGAAGAACCTGTGTACGTAGCCCAATCAGATTCTTTGCGAATAACTTTACGTCGCTTTTGTCCTTTCACTTTTACACGACGAGTTGTACCGAAATACTTCCGACCAATATACTTCTTACCTGTTTTTTTATTTTTTATTAAGTAAACAAAACCAAAAACTTTATCAGGTACATTTTCTAATATTTTACCTTTATATAACCAATGACTCATATTTTATGTATCGAATTGCACAACAAATGTTGCGTCAAAATCTGTAGGTTTTTTGACTGGCTGTGCTAATTTACCAATTGCTAATAACTCCTTCATATCATTATATAATCCAATCGTTGTAATATAAGGTGAAAATTCAGAACCTGTTGTAAATGATTGTGCATACTGATTATTCAAACTATATCCTTGACGTGCAGTAGGATTAAGAGTCATATTAAATTCATCATCCTCAATAACACATCTATAAGAATGAGCTGTAATATCATGTGATCCTGAAAATGTTAGAGTAAAGTTGCTTGTTGCTTCAGTTGATCCTTCTCTACTGGGTGTGGTTAGAGTAATTATACCATGTTTGTAGAATATATTTCCAACAACTGGGTTGGTAGAAACAGCATGAATTTTAGAAATAGTTTCATCACTATCTACGTTTAACGCTTTATTGTATATCACAAACTCATCTATTGATCCAGAAAACGGTAAAGTATATGCAGGGTTAAATGGTACAGTATCGTAATAACTACTCCCTCTTCTCCACTGCTTAAATCCTGATCTCCTAGCTCCGATACATATATCTGCAGAAGTATTTGTATCGTAACCAACTAAAGGATCGGTAGCTGAAGTAATACTATTTGGTATACTGTCTGTAGACCATATAGTAAGAGGAGGTGAAGATGTATTGTTAGAGCCGCTACCAACCATTAATTGTACGTTAGATCCAGTCTTTTGAAAAACAATATGTGTCCATACATCACCACCAATATTTTGTGCATTACTAGATGAGAGTAGTAGCATGTTATCGTACCTACCTCTTCTAGCATATATCTTACCGATTTCAGATGCATCACCACTATGATTTACAACGGATATTTCCCAAGGAGTAATATTATCATCTTGAGGATTATTTATAAATCCTCGGCTAGTTGCAATAACATTTTCAGTATGAGCTTCTAAACCTCTAATATTATCCGATCCTTTATAATATCCTGTATAGCTTTGAGATACACTCTGTGTAGGAGGAATATTTACCCACAAGCTAACACAAAAATCATTATCCCAATCAGTTGAATTAGGATTACTACTTCCAACTAATTCAATAACACTCTCAGAACCTGAATTTAGAGATGCAGAGCCATTTAGATTAATAGCTCGATATTCAAGCGGATAGCCATAAGGATTCGTACCTGTTTTTCTACCATAATCCATAACACCATTACGAACTTCAATATTCTTAGGGACTGAGCTGCGATATTTCAATTTATAGTTATTAGTTATCTTACTACCAGCAGCAATCTCTCTCTCTTCATCAAAAGATAAATATACATATGAGTTTTTAGGTAGAGGAGGTATAACATCTTTATAATTAGATTTACTATAAACTGAGTTAGTAAAAAGATTACCTTCACCATCATCCCAATAATCTTCAGCAGCGTTTATAAACACAGTACCGGGATGTATCCGTTTACCATATATTTCTGACGGTATACTCCATGCTTGAACATATGATAATAATTCACGTTCCTGTGTGTTTAGGTATTCACTATCACTTGAAATTGTTGAATTATTAGGGTCTGAGTAATATAAATGATTGATAGAATCAAATATAGAGGTTTTATAGAAACCATCAGTCTTTCCATCTGTAGTTCTAAATTGTTCAGAACTATAAGATCCTGATAATACCTTTACGCCATAACTCCCTGCAAGCTCATCTGTTATATTCCACGACTTATGTGCAGTGTAATCTATTACAGATGATCTCTTAGGATCAAGTGCTTTAAACGTAAACCTAGACATAGTGTCCTTTAGTAATCTAATTTAATTCGTATTGTAGCTTCTCGTTCGTAATTTTTTAGAAGAGGTTTACTGAGTTTTGCGACTGCTAACAATTCTCTTTGCTCATTATATAAGCCAACAGTTGATATATAAACTTGAGGATCTCCAATCATTGTTGCATGTCTCAATCTACCTGCATCTCCTGTAGTAAATGTTTCATTAGTAGAAAAGTTATACTCACTATTTTTTGCTCTTACAAAATAAAATGTTGAAGATATATCTTCATCAGCACGCCCTGTAAAATTAACCAAAGAGTTGTAAACCTTTTTAGGTATTTCATCGTTAGCGTTAGCAGAATCACCTAAATCTGATACACTTAATGCTGTACCAAGACTTAACCCGGACGTGACAGGTATACTATTTCCAATCATACGTTCACCATCTAACATTATTACACCTAGCTCAGGGTAAACTTTACCCCAATATACATAATCACTACCAGATTGATATAACGTTGGACCAGTTGATGAACCACTTATAACATTATAGACTATATGACCATTTTCTGTAGTTGATGCAGCTACTGAGCTATCATCGCAAACAGTATGCTTAATTATACCACTACCAGAAAATTGAATATGCCAATCACCTTTATCGATTTGCTCTTTAAATCTACTTCGTTCTAACGTTATAAATACTGCATTATTGACTGTAGTATTATCTGCTAATTTAAATTTTGTAGTTGGAGTAGGTGAGTCTAATAACAGATTTCTGAATTGACTATATATAGCTCGTGATGGGTGATAACCAGTAGTAGCGCCAGTTGGACCTTTCGAACCAGAACCAGCATAATGACCGTAAGATATTTGAAACTGTACAGCTGCTGTATCACTAGTTGAACTATCATCAGGATTTTCATGGTAAACATCATAATAATAAGATTCACCAGCAGCTGATGCTGTCTGTGCTGATGATGTAAAGAAAGATGTTAAACTTCCTGTACCGTTACTAAATAAGCCTGTTGTTACGTTTCTTGATACGTTACCTTTAACTATATCACCTGTTTCAAATCGAGTAAATGTTGACATCGCTATCCTTTATTATAGTTGACCGGTTGTTAAATTATTATCAGCATTAACAGTAACAGGAATAGTTATTGTACCACCTGTCTCATTAGCTGTGATAGTTAATGTTGTTGATGTGGTAGTTGATATAGATCTTGCTGTTAATCTAGCAGTTAATGCAGTTATAGTATGTGATGACTGATTACCGTCTGGTGTATGTACTTGGTTATTTCTAGCTAAATTAGCTTGACCTTGTAGTTGATCTGCAGATAAAGTTAAAATATCAGCATTAGCTACAGTAAACGTATATCCAAGTGATCTATTACCGTCAGTTACGTTAGCTGTTTGAGGTGCAACGATACTTGATTGACCTGGTAAAGTTAAAACTACACTCGATTGTGCTAAAGTTATCACAGGTAGAACTTGTGTATTTTTTGGTAAGGTAATTAATTTATATTTTAATGATTGTGGGTCATTAGAAAAAGCTTCTAGCATTGGAAGATTTTCTATTGCTTCACCATAGTAGTTTGTACCACTATCATGCCCAACATCCCATAAATCATAATCAATTTCATCATCACCTAAAGCGAAGTGAGTAATATTAAAATCACCCTTAGCTAATAACTCTCTTCCTTTCTTAGTTAAAACTGCATCTACAGTTACACTACTATTATCTAAATATCCCATTTTTAGTCAACTCCATGTTTTGTTATATATTATAAATATACGTTTAAAAATATTTTACCACTATTCTACAGTTAGGTCTCCCATTTCAGTTGCACCACCTCTAGGTCTACTTGACCCAAATGGCTCTTCTGATATACCTAGTTCAGAATTTTCACCTGCAAACAACTTATTAGGGTTAGTGAAGAAGAACTCTACAGCTGGAGCTCCGTCTGGTGTATCTTGTGAAGGTGCATTAAATGTAGTTGAGGATAACTTAGTACCTACTCTAGTCAATCTAGTATATCCAGTAGAACTATTTCCTTGAGTATTATGAGTATTTTCTAAACCTAAAGTATCGATTTGAGATAAAATATCTATTTTCCTAGATAAATTAACTGTTGCAGAATAAATTCCTAAATCTCTATTTTCCGCACGTTGTTGAGGTACCTCTGCTGATACAGTTGCTATTTCAGGCATAGTTAGTTGAGCATTATAAGCATTATCTGTTATTGAAATGACACCAATATCCTTAACTTTATGTCTTTCTAAAATATTAGGTCGTATAATAACACCGACAGTTGCATCAGCACGCGCAGGTAAAATACTTTCAATCTGTTTCCAAAATCCTACATTAATATATTTTAACATTCGAATGAATGCCCAGATATTGTATCGATCGCTATACTTTTTAAAATAGAGATTTTGAATCTTTTTTAAAGTAGAGTATTCGTTACTAAATTTATCTCGAGGATCACCAATATAATCATCAAGTGAGAAGCCGCCAAATTGCATAGCAATATCTAGATCGATTTGATCTTGAGGTGAAAATGCAACAGATAGTTGTTCTGTATCTAATGGGTTAGAGTCATTAGGAGAAGTTTCAAAGCTTTTATCCCAAGCTAATTGATTTAATCGTAAAGAATTATTTTCTATTCGTATCTTACTATCATTATTTGTTGAACCAATAGTATTAGGTACATCAACATAGTACCTTTCTGATTTGTTACTATATGATGTGTTGGAGTCAGGCCATCCCACGAAATTAGCATCTGTTTTTGTAGAAAGTACATTGAATGGTTTAACGTATAACGAGTTAGGTATTGATCCTGTAGTGCTTAAATTAGTTATTATTGAGTGATTATATTTCTTATTATCAGTACCGAGAGGATATCTTAGTATTAGATCGTTATATGCAGACTCAATAGAATCTCCTGTTATCGATATAGGTGATAAAGCGTGCTGATAGAAGGATTTATCGCTTATATGCTCTGCCCATCCTCTTATTTCTTGCATAGATCCAGAAAATGCATTGTATGTTGATGTGCTTAACCCAGAACCAGTACCGCCCCATATTAGTTTACTATAAATAGCCCAAGTACTATTAAAAGCTCGTTTAGTAGCAGTAACATCAGCAGGAGTAAAACTAGTACTACCACTATGAGTAATATCATCTGCGTGTTCACCGATTTTAGCATATCTGATTGTAAAAGTTGGTCTAGTAGTAGATGATGGTGTTGTTACATATTCCTCTGTACCAAAGGAAACGTTCCACCAATCGTTATCATAAAATGGTGCATAATCAGTTGACATTGTAGTAAATCCATCATTAGCACTACCTGATGTAAGTTTGAATTGTAGTCTACCATACTTTCTGTATATAGAATCATAATCTGCTGAACTAGAGTGTTCTAAAATTACCTCTATTTTACTCGCTCCTAAACTAGATGTAACCTCACTTGATACTAAATGCATACTTTGTGTAACGGATGTATCAAATCTAAACTCATACATTGGTGTATAGCGATTTGTAGTATTAGTAAAATTAAAGTTAGTATTAGATGCATGTATACTAGAATGTTCAGTAGTAATATGACTAGAGCCTGAGAAATTGAGTGCATAGGAGAATTTTTCAACCTCTCTACGTGTGTTTAATGGTCGTGTAGGGGCAGGGCCTCCGTATTCTTGTACTCGCAATATAGTTGTAGGTATACCATATGTATTTAAAAGCGCTTTAATACCTCTTGCTGTACCTTTAGTTTTTAGCAAGTATGGTATATTATTAATAATTCGCTTCCAAGTCTGCTTTTCTAAATCTTCTTGAGAGTATGATTGCTCTCTAACATATGTATTACCAGAATTGTAACTTCCCGTCTCGTCTGTACCTAATACATACTGCCATAACTTACTACTATCAAAACCAGATTGTAGAGTCCATCCAAATGATTTTGCAGTATCGTAGATTAAATCTTTACTCAACCCTTCATAAATAGATTCTTCTCTATCTACCGTGTTAGTTATTTGATCAATATGATTGTATATAGTGTCAAAGTGTTGACCAATCATATCAATGAATAGAGTGTAATTATCACTATTACTATCTTGTAATATGTGTTGCGGTATAGTGTTTCTAAGAATATTATTGTTTGTATCATCGTATAAAGATGCTGACGCTAATTGAGAGGCATACCATGCTTTCCCTTCAGAACTCGTTGTATGTAAGAGAGTATATGGCTTATTAGAATTACTTTTAGGCCATGTTGCTGGGTGGTAAATACCGTATGAGTTAGATTCGTAGCTATGAGATTCATAATACAAGTACTTTTCATAGTCATCAAACCCACTAATAATATTATTCTTCTTTGTATCGTAGTTAGATTTATTTTGTAAAAACTCTGCAGAGCTAGTGGCAGAAGATTGTGCTTTACCAACTAAACCGGTTGATACCATATTAGATTGAGAAGTATAGTATTCTATAAGTTCAAGTTTATATTTAAAGTTTTTCAATCGCTCTTCAGCAGAACTAAAATGAACGAAGTTCTCATATTTTCTAAAATCTAGATTTAGATTAACACCTGTAGACCCGCTTATGTACGTATCTAAAATAGATTGTTTAGTTGAAGGGTCAGAACCTAATATAGTATCCCAAGTTTCAAATTCTGTTGATTTAGCAGGCTTATTTTTATAATCCACTGCTTTATAGTTAGGTCCACGAAGTTCATTAAATTCTTCTAGAGTTATACTTTCTAAATCTACCGTTACAGGTATTTCAAAAGGTGATACAATATCACGAGTAATAGTAAATTGATCACCAATCCGTATATCTCGAGATAAAGGCTCAGTAAATCTAAATATTATATGATCTTCACTTTCACCCTCTAAATTTAAAGGTACCCAATTACTAGCTAATAAATCAATACGACGTTCTTGATCTCTAAGTAGTGCAGGCCAAATTACTTGATATGTAAAATCCTCTCTAAATCGAGAAGTTCTACTATATTCTTCTACCGAATTATAGTATTTTGGTAGAGTAGTTTTAACTCTCATCTCAAAACGAGATGGTGAGATCTCCTCTACTTGTACATCACCTACATCTTCAAAATTTTCATCATTGTAAATATAATTTCTATATACCGTAACATGTATATTATATTGACCGTTTCCTAAACCAAGTCTATCACGGACTAACTCAAGAACATTTATAGTAAATAGGGATTCTTCAATACTTATTAAATTATCTTTAACACTAACAGTTATAGATGTAACTTCATTATCACCACTGTAAACAACGATCGATACATAATCTAAATCTTCATTTATATCTGTGTAAAGTGGTGCATATTGCATCTCACTATTTATCTCATCATTTAAATAAATAATACTATTTTCGTCTACAAATGCGTTATCTTTATCTTCATCAGCTACAGGTACTGGTGGCGGGGGCGTTTGAGCTTGAATCTCACGTACACGCTCTTCATATTGTAAAGCTTGTTGCTGAACAACATCTAGTTCTGAACTTGCAACTGTTTGTTGAGATTGAGCTTGCTGTAACTCAGAATTCAATGCTTGCTCTTTTAAAGCCTGTGCTGCCTCTTCTCTCTCACGTTGCTGAGCTCTACGTTGTGCTTTACTAATACCGCGAGTAGATCTACGTCCTGATGTGCGTGAAGCACTGGACCCTCGACCGCGACCGCGCGATGCACGTGCTGGTGCTGATGTACTACCTCGTCTACCTCTACCTCGTCTAGCCATATTACCATCTACCTCTTAGGAAAATCTTTTTTACCTATATTTAATGTTCCAAGATCAATAACAGAACCTGCTGGATCATCTAGTTTAATATTATAATCTAATTCAAGTTTAAACTCACGTTTACGTTTTCTTCTATAATCAAAACTGGTTGTAATAACCATAGTAAGGGGACCAGGTGGTTTTTGCACATAATATGTTGTATCTTGCATATCTTGCCCATTATGCTTACCATACTTTGCACCATTTATATTTCTACAAAGTTTATTACCAGTATTATACTCAACACCATCTATTTTTACACTTGGTCTACTCTTTCTAAACTTCTTTCTTTTATTTCTACCATTACCGTAATCATTCCACTTTACTTTAAATTTAAGCCATCTAGGTTCATAAGCATCTGTAACTTGCGTTACAACTTCTTTAGTTTCGCCAGTTACAGGATCAGTAACAGTATTAACAATAGTTGCACCTTCTTCAAATATTGCAAGACCTTTACCATCAGCAGCATCTGGGTTATAGTTAAAGCTACCTTTGAAAGTACTTGAGAATCCTTCAACATCAGAGAAGTCATCAGAGTCTTTTATTTCATAAAATATCGTTTCAGTCTTTACACCAACTTCATTTCGTATCTCTACGGTTAATGCTTTCCTTGCTTCTGTAGGTGATACTTCATACATCTGAAATGATTTACCTCTCTTAACTTCCTGACCATCTAATTTCCATATAATATCATCAGCTACTACCTGTTCACCTGTTTCAGGGTGAATGTAACTTACTGGGTTATAAACATAAAAAAGTGGATTATCACCAGTAAAGAATCTATAAACAGGGCTTATACCATAAATGGCAGGCCAGTAATGATTATTACGTCTAACTTGAGGATTAGATAGATCTTTTGTAGCATCGGTAGAGCCACCAAAATCAGCTAACATACCCCAGTTAGCAACATATATTTTATTTATAGTTGGATCACCACTCACAGGTGGATCAACAGGTAGAGTTAGTGAGGTTGGTATAGGTAGCAGTTCATAGATAGTGTCATCTATAAATTCCTGAAGATCTTCATAATCTAGTCCTCGACCTTGCAATGGTCTAGGAAATCTAGGATTACCATCTTCTAAATCATTAGTTATCATAAAGCGATTATTTACCAATAATACATCTTTAGATGTGTCTATACCTGCACGTCGTCTCTCTGCTAACTCACGTAATTTATTTTCACGTTCGATCTCTTTTTTATAATCCTCAACTGTTTGCGTTTTTTGAGGCCTAGGTGTAGCAATACGAATTTTTTGCTCTTCAACCATCTTTTCTGTTTTTGCTTTGATACTTTCGGGAGTATCAAAAGGTGTAGGCATAGCGGATACAGTAAACAAGTTGTTATTAAACTTCTTTTGAGCTTCAGGATTAGATCTTAGTTTTCTTAAAAATGCTTCGTAATCGAATGCCATAATTATCTCACAACTTTAAATAATGTATTACAAGTAAAGTATTCACGTTGACTGTTGTATTGCCTGCTATCTATTCTAACATCTACCCTATACATTCTTTCAGGTAGTAAACTGTCCATCCAAAAGTTAAAATAATTACCAGAACTATCACAACTTATTTTAGTGTAGGTTGTGTTAAATGGTACTATTGTCTCATTAGTAGCTACATCAATAATAGAGTAATATGATGAAGATGGTAGATAATCAGGTAAATTACTTGATACAGATGAACCATATGTTCTAACAGGGTATAATTCTCTACCTGATAGACGTATACGTGCTTTTTCATCTTCTCTGTATTCACCTTTCATATTTGTAGCAAAAACACCAACTTGATCTGCAGTTAAAGCATTTAAAGACCCGGTAATAAATTCACTATCATCCCACCTTACTTCTAAGCGTGGTGAAAATATAGTATGTGTTTCTTTAGAAAAATATTTTAATGAACCATATCTTACACCATCTGTTTCTTCCGAACCGGATCGTTGAATTAATAATCCGTTATCTTGATAAGACAATGGACCGGTTACCCATGAGCTAGTAACTATATGACTAATATCCATTTCTATATCTAAATCATTATTAGTAAATGATTGTGATACAACATAGCCTGATTCTGTTACAGTTGTGCAGCCTGGCGTATTCCAAGTATCACCACTTGTTTCACCATTTCTGTATTTCCAACTTACACCTTCAGTCACAAAAGGGTAGTAAGTTGATTTACCTACACCCATATTCCATGATTGTGAAATAGGTGCAACTGTAAGGTTATAGTTGAATGGTATTTGTTCCTGCATTGCATTATATAATTTAAGAAAGTATTTAGCACTACTACTTATCTCACCAGATACAATTGACTTTGATACTTCTGTGGTATTGAAATCAATGACTATTCTAGTATTACTAACACCTGGCTGTTTTGATGATGATACAATTTTAGTTAATTCTAATATTTCATCAATACCAGTATTTACACTTTCAGAGTTTTCATATAATGTTGCATCTCTCGATGGAAATAAAGAATAAATCATATCACTATACCTTAATATGTTACTACTCGACCTTTAATATCAGTATCTGGATATTTTATTTCAAATACTGAAGGATCGAGAGAGGGGTATATAACCCCTTTATGTGTTGCAGATTCAAAAGAATATTTATTACCTGAATAACCATTATCTGTATTGTAGTAATTAACAACTTTAACATCAATAACAGATTGAACACCATCAACTTCAGCTAGTGCAAGATAAATATCCTTAATTATGATTGGAGTATTAAACGATATTTTATCTATATTAAATTTATCTTTTAATGCTTGTATACATTGTAGTAAAACAGATTGTGAGTTTCGATTAGCAAGTACAGTAATTTCAAAATCAATACCAAAGTTAACAACATAGCCGTCTTTTATATTTATAGCGTCTGTTAACATTCTATATTGAGATAGGTATGTCTTAATATTGCGTTTTGTAGCTGTGTTAACCGTTGTTAATTTTTTATCTTGATCATACCCGAGTACGTACATATTTATAGCGAGAGGATTAGCAACCTCAACACCATCATTGGTGAGTTGTTCATCTGAAGCTATATATGCTTTTGTAATATTACCAAATTTACTCGGTAGCGATAGAGCTCTTACAATATAATCTTCCTTTGTTACCATTCTATTCTGTGTAGCAAAGTTGGCTAAAGCATTATTCTTAACATCTTGTAAAGATTCAACACTTGTTCCACCTGTAGCTGGTAGAGGGTTACTTACTTGAAGTGAATTCTCAGCAGTAGTTTTGAGAGATTCTTCTAATGTTTTAGCACTATTAAATGATATTGTTTTTGATTTAACAGTTGTAATGGTTTTACTAGGTACATTAGCGGTTAATCCATAGCCAACAATATATTCAACAGTTAATGTTGTATTATAAGGAGATTCACCATATGTATTTGTATATAAAAAGTTAGATGGATCGAATGAAGTATCTAAATTATTTGTATTACCGGGAATAGGAGATCCTACATTTTCTGGATTAGGTATAATCTCTTCATCAGGACTAGAAGAGATACCAGAGCCAAATTGTAACTCTATTTTATCATCAACAGTTACACGACTGATAAATCTACGTGATGTTTTTCGTAATTTTAATATATAAGGTGCATCAACAGAATCACCACTCATTACTGGGTCTTGGGCTGCTGAATTAACCGTCTCACTAAATATAGTATCTTGGGCCAGAAATGGCACCTCATACCAGTTATTACCATCACTATCAGTAACAGATTCAATAGATACAATATTAGAATCATCAACTAACACTTTTAAATATGGTTCTGCAGATCCTATAGTTATATTTTTAGTTCTAATTTCACCGCTAATCGCAGGCACTGTCTTTTTAAGTAAGTACTGTTCAGGTTGCCCTGTAGTATTATTAATTTGATATACCGTTACATCTGTCGGTGATGTAGAACTTGAGTGAGCAAAATTAACTGGTGTTGTTGTTCTAAAGATAATATTTGAAGGTGTTTTAAACTCTGCACCCTTTTCAACAGTAAATGCATAGTCATAATTAGGTTTCGAATTTATACCTGAACCGAGACTTGGTACTAATTGGAATATTTCAATATCAGCATTTGCAGAAGATGCAAGTTTAGGTTTATAACCAAAAGTTTGTGCAATATTATAAATATTCTTTTTCTCTTGAGCATGTTCAAGCATTGTCTCCTTCATAGCATAGTCAGTATAGTAAGATAGTACATCACCAACATACGATGCCATTTCAATAAACATCATGCCAGGTGAGGATTCATTGAAATCATTATAAGTATTAGGAAAATAATTTTTTGCAAATTCAATAAGATTACCTCTAAACTCAGAGAAATCTTTATTGATATATTTAATATCTTTTTTAACTTTTGCCATTGCTATATCCTAACACTTATATCTAATATTTTAGTTATATCTAATTCTTTAACTTCATAACTCACAAGTATATTTGCAGTATTATCAATAAAATCAACTGATGCATCTTTTATATTTACGAAAGGCATCCACTCACTTGCAGCTTGCCTAATTGTTTCAAGTGCAGCTGAAGATATATTACCCTCTACTGCAGGTTCGAATAGTAAGCTGTATAAGCCACTTCCATATGTTGGATGCATCAATCGTTCACCTCTCATAGTTAAGATTAAATTTTTTAAATTTGTATGAATTTGATCTTCCGTTACATAGTTAAGTGCAAAACCTCCAACATCAGAATTTAATGGAAGTTTAAGACCGATAGCAACATCATTCTTAAAATCTAAAGGATTAATCTTTTTATTAGGCATA